GGTTAGTTAAAAGATGGGCATTCATGGATAAATCATTCAGATTAGATAATAAGAATATTACTGATTCTAAAACACTTGATTGGGCTAAGAAAACAGATAAAGATGACCAAAAGAAAATTTCTAAACAAAATTTAATGAAGTTTGAACAGATTTTCCTTGGTCTTGGTGCAGAAGTGTTAGAATTCACTTCATCGGCACTAACTGTGAACCCTGATACAGCAGTTCGTGATATGAAAAAGAGAATTGATAAGACAATCAAGGATGTTAAGAAATCGGGAGACCCAAAAAAGATAGAAAAACTTAAATTAGAACTTGGAAGGTTGAACTCTATCGGCGGTGCCTCTAAAATAGTACCAAATGAAGGTATAGTTTTCTTATATAATGGAAACACCTTTAAACTTACAGGTACATTCGCTTCTGTAAACCAAATATTAGGTATTTTCTTCTAAAAAATATCGGTTTTCCGATTATTATATATTTATATATAAAATTATAACCTAATATATAACAATGGGTAAAGAATTCAAAAGAAAATATATGCACCCAACTCGTAGAAAGTTGGTAGATATGGTAAAGACCGGTGAGTATGATAAAAATACTATCGTAGGTTACTCCAAAGCAAAAGAAACTCACAAGGTAGGTGATGTTTGGGAAGATGAACATCATCGATATGAAAAAAAAGATGGGTACATTGTTAAAACTGGTAAAAACTCTGAGGCTCTTCAAGAAATTAGAAAATATTTAGAACAAAAATCTAAATGTAAAAATCCAAATTGTAAAACAATTAAAAAATCTGAAAAAGATTTAAAATTAATTGGAAAGGGTGGGTTTTGTATCAATTGTACTGCAGAAAGAGAAACCGAACTCAGAAGCGTTGGTATTTGGAAAGAATATCAAGATTATAAAGTTTGGACTAATATGATTGTTTATGGAAAACAACGATTAGAACAACTAAGACAATCTCTTGAAGAAGTAAAACCATTTTATGAATATGTGAATGAAGATGGGACAACCGAAAAGTGGGAATTACCCAATTCGGTTGAAGAAACAAAAAAAGAAATTCAAGAAATGATAGATAATGGTGAAAAAGAGATTCGACAATTAGAAGAACAACGTACAGAAGCGTTTTCTATTATAAAGGATAAAAATTATGAGCATTATATTTAATTTACTTTTTAAAAGATGGAAAGAACTACTTATCCTTCTTTTAATATCAGTTATCTTCTTAATGAGAGGGTGTGGAACTGATTTTGAAGATAAAGAAATTGTAAAAGTAGATGGTAAGGATTACGAGTTATTAAAACAAGAAGTTGATACCGTTTACGTTGAAAAAGAAGTAAAGGTAACAAAGTATGTACCCAAATACATAACAAAAGAAGTAATTAAGGAAGTAGAGATACCAGCAGATGTAGATTCACTTGCAATTGTAAGAGATTATTTCGCATCGTATAAAGTTACAGATACTTTACAACTTGATTATGATTTTCCAACAGAAGTTACTGATTCTCTTGGTAATAGACCACCAAGTAATTTAGGATATGGTATTCTTACCGATGTAATCTCACAAAATACAATACAATCAAGAGAAATTGACTGGTTCTTCAGAATCCCAACTGTTTACAATACTACAATTGTAAAAGAGTTACCTAAAAATGAATTCTACTATGGATTAGGATTTGGTGTAGACCAAGTAAATGGTTTTGGTAGTTTTAGTGTTAATGGGTTATTAAAAACTAAGAAGATGAACATCTATGGATTAAATGTAGGTTTATCAAATCAACTTGGTGAATATAAACCATTTGTTGGAACATCTTTATATTGGAAATTAGGCAAAAAATAAAATGGCTAAACAAAGTTTAAAGGAAATAATCAAACTTGAGTATCAAAAATGTGCTCAAGACCCAATCTACTTCATGAAGAAGTATTGTATGATACAACATCCAGTTCGTGGTAAAATTCCTTTTCACTTATATCAATTTCAAGAAAAAACTTTAGACCAATTTGCACAACATAGATATAATATTATCCTTAAATCTCGACAGACGGGTATATCAACCTTAACTGCAGGATTTTCACTTTGGAAAATGTTGTTCAATCAAGATTTTAATGTTCTTGTAATTGCAACAAAACAAGAAGTTGCTAAGAACCTTGTAACGAAGGTTCGTGTAATGAATCAATACTTACCATCTTGGTTAAAACAAGAAACAGTAGAAGATAACAAACTATCTCTTCGTTACTCCAATGGCTCACAGATTAAAGCAACTTCAGCTGCTGGAGATGCAGGTCGTTCTGAAGCACTATCCCTATTAGTATTTGATGAGGCAGCGTTCATTGATAAGATTGAAGAAATTTGGATATCTGCTCAATCTACTTTATCAACAGGTGGTAATGCAATTATCCTTTCAACACCAAATGGTGTCGGAAATTTCTTTCACAAAACTTGGGTAGGTGCAGAAGATGAATTAAATGGTTTTAATACAATTAGATTACACTGGTCGGTTCATCCTGAAAGAGACCAAGATTGGCGAGATGAACAAGAAAAATTATTAGGACCAAAAGGAGCAGCACAAGAATGTGATTGTGATTTCGTTTCTTCTGGTGATACTGTAATTGACCCACAATTATTACAATTTTATAAAGAATCTTATGTTCAAGAACCAGTCGAAAAGACTGGGTTTGATGGTAATCTTTGGAAATGGGAATATCCAAACTATAACAAATCTTACATGGTAGTCGCCGATGTTGCTCGAGGTGATTCTTCTGATTATTCAGCATGTCATGTAATAGATGTAGAAGAAGCAACTCAAGTTGCTGAATATAGAGGTAAGTTAGATACAAAAGATTTTGGAAACTTCTTAGTTTCACTTGCAACTGATTACAATCAGGCATTACTCGTGGTTGAAAACGCAAATATTGGATGGGCAGTTATACAACAAATTATTGATAGAGGATACCAGAACTTATTCTATATGAGTAAAGATTTAAAGTATGTAGATGTGGAACATCAACTATCAAATAGATACAGAGCCGAAGAACGAGGTATGGTTGCAGGATTTTCGACAACTTCTAAAACACGACCTTTGATTATTTCAAAGTTAGATGATTACTTTAGAGATAAATCAGTAACGATTCGTTCATCAAGATTAATCGAAGAAATGTTTACATTTATTTGGAAAGGAAATCGGGCAGAAGCAATGAGTGGATACAATGACGATTTAACAATGTCATTGGCAATTGGTCTTTGGGTTCGAGATACCGCACTTCGATTAAGACAAGAAGGAATTGATTTAACAAAACAAGCATTAGGTGGTATTGGAGCACATCAATTGGATGTTGGTGGTATGGGGTTTGGAGGTAATACTTCGTTAGAAGAAAACCCATGGTCTATGCGGGTTGGGGATAAAGATGAGGATTTAACTTGGTTAATAAAGTGATTAGTTGTTTTTGTTCCTTTCTTGATAAGTGTAAGTATAAGTTGTTAATTAAATAATCTTATATTTATATATTAGGAGAAATAAATATGATATTACTACAAGAACTATTGAACGAAGAAATACATTCAGAAGAATATATCGTAGAAAATTATCACGATATAAAAGAATTCTGTGAATTTATGAGAGAATACAAAGCTGATGTGAATGAGGCGGAATATCAAGGGAGAGAAGTAAAACTTGGTAAACCAATGCAAGGTGATGTCAAAAAGTTTAAAGTATATGTTAAAAATCCTCAAGGAAATGTTGTAAAAGTAAACTTTGGTGCAAAGGGTATGAATATTAAAAAGAACAATCCTGAAAGAAGAAAATCTTTTAGAGCAAGACACAATTGTGATAACCCCGGTCCAAGACATAAAGCTAGATACTGGTCTTGTAGAAAATGGTAAAAACAAAATAAAGGTTATAATTTAAATTAGGAATAAAATGGCAGATACTTCATTTTTTGGTAGATTAACTAAACTCTTTCGTACACAGGCGGTGGTTACCATCGACAAAGAGGGTAAAAGAAAAGTAGTTGATACCGATGAAAGACAACAAACGAATCTATCATCTCTAAGAGATAGATACACTAAGATTCAAAAATCTTTCTTCGAACAAGCTGGTGGTGCTCAATCAATGGCATACCAACAAGTTCGTAGAGA